TGATGCTAATAATAGATTCGCATCAACCAAATCAGCGATTAAAAAAGGTGATATGGCCGCTTATGACACTGAAAGAATGAAAACTTTAAATTCCAATAAACTACCAGCTTTATTAGCTATTGGTGGTGGTGTTTTAAAAGGTTTATCTTGGATGTTTCAAACAGACTGGTTTAAAAATTTGGTTGACCCTGAAACTATAAAAACAATTACAAGCCCACAGCAAATTGAAAAATTAATTAGTGGCGGTAAACCAGATTCCCAAGGTATGTTACACTGGATGCAAGAAATTAGTGGCAGAAAAATGGCAACTGGTTCTGATGTAAATTGGTTTATCGAAAATTACGGTGGTGAAAAAGCGGTTTCAGGTATGTTTCTGAAAAATGGTGCTACGGATGCTGCTGGTAATCTTATTTCACCAGAAAAACAGGCACAAATGTTACATGAATTATGTACACAAAATTCATCATCTAAAGTTAGTGAGATATTCACAAAGGCGGCTAAAACATATGGTAGCATGAAACCTGGTTTAGCTTTGTTTGGTATTAGTGCGCAAGCTGCTTTTTTAGGTAAAGCAATTTACACCACATATGTGACAACTAAAGTTGCTGTAAGTACTGGTGCGTATGCTAAATGGGGTATAGCGGCAAAAATTTTAGGGCCTCTTGGTATTGCATTAGGTCTTGGCGCTTTAGCTGTTAAATTAGGTAGAATGAAGGGTAAAAAATCATCAAGAGCACAATTATTAAATGATTTATTACAGTCAATCAGACCAATTGAAAGCACCAAAGAAAACCCAATTGTTATTGGTAATGGTGAAGGCGAGGGTGGTGATAAAAACCCACAAGGCGGTGACGAACAAGGTAACAATAAAAACAAACAAACTGGTGGTGGCGGTGGTCAAGACCAACAACTTTATAGAGACTTGAAAAAATATTTCCAAGACGTTTTTAATTTTAAATCTCAAGTTAATTCCGATACCTATGGTAAAGGAGGTTCTTCTAACCCAACTAAACAATATCGCGGTGGTGGTAAGGTTGAAAAGAAAATAACACAACCTAATGATGTTAATGATATATACAAATTAATGGAGGGTGATATCCAGTTAATTAATTTATTAAACAGTTTAGATATTTTGGTTGAGGCTGATGATAGCTTGATGAGATCGATTAGCTCTAAAGGTCAAGCGGCTTCAGAAAAAAATACTAACGATAAAGGTGTTAGTGATATTGGTTTAAGTCAAAATCAATTAAAGTTGTTCAAAACCAATGTGAATAGATTATCTAATATTGTTAAAACCCTTAATAGATTTGGTACACAAGATAAAAAATTACAAAATTTATTAGATCAAGCTAAAAGTAACCCTATAGCTAGAATGGATATTAATAGTTTATTAATTTCAGATGAAAAAAGTTTAAAAATATTTATCAGTGATTTTAATAAAGCTATCTACTCGGTTCAATTTAAAAATGGTAATAATATCATGGATCAGTTAAAATCAATTGGTATTAATAAATTAAATGAAAGAGCTGAGAGAGTTCCAGGTAAAGGTGAAATGAATAAAGTTTACAATGATAGACGTGAATTTTTGAAAAATTTACCAAATTACCTTAAATCAATGTATGCTGTTTTCTCAGCTTTAATAGATAAAGTTAAAAGTGGTGAAATATTTTTAAACACAGGTAACCCTAATGTAAAAGATGGTACTAATAAAACAAACTCCAACAATCAAGGATCATCAAATGGTAACCAAGGTAATTCCAACAATCAAGGATCATCAAATGGTAACCAAGGTAACACTAACAACCAGAATTCATCTAGTAATAACCAAAACACATCGACTGACAACCAAGATAACCAAAACAATCAAGATGCCGATGCTGGTAAACCAAGTAAAAGGGGTGGTAATTTCTATGGTAGTGAATTTTATGAGGGTGTTGAGTTACACAATTTAATGGAAACCCATAATAATTTAATTGATGTTATTTTAGAAAATATAACAACATTAGATGAATTTGGTGATAATCAACCAGAAATGAAGCAAAGTAAGGAAGATGCTATTATGAACGGTACAGCTGGACTAATTTTCCAAGAGTTAGCTACAATTATACCAGATTTGAGTAGTAAGATTGTTGTTAGTTATATGAAAAAACACAATAAAAAACTTAACAGAATTAAATTAGCTGATTTCCTATCTGTTGTGTTGGGTTCATTAGCTAAAGTACCAGCACCTAAAATGGTTTCAATGATTAGTCGTGCTGATATGGATGTAACCGCATATAAACGAATGTTAAAGGATGTTATGAGCGCTGAAGAAGATGCAATGGATGATGCGGCAAAACAATCGGCTGATGACGCTAAAACCGAAACTGGTATGCAATACAACCCAGGTAACCCAGAAAAATTCTTACCAGAAAAAGTTGGTAATTATGATTTAAGTGGTATAAACCAAGCAGCTAGAATTGCTTTAGTGCAAAAAGCCGCACAAATTATTAGTAGAAACAACGATTTGGAGCAAAATACTGAAAACGTTCTAGAAGTTATGAAGCAATTGATTGATGATATCAATAAACTTGGTAACAAAGACAAGCAAATACCATTGGTTAAAGCATAAAACCAAAACAATTTATAATTAAAGCCAGAAAATTTTCTGGCTTTTTTTATTTGGTTGTATCGATTTTTTTTATTATGTTTGTAACAATAAAATATATTACAATGTTAATAGGAATTATCGGTAAAAAAAGATCAGGTAAAGATACATCTGGTGATTATCTCGTATCTAACAAAAATTTCACAAAATATAGTTTTGCGAACCCAATTAAACGTGGTGCCATGGAGTTGTTCGGATTTTCCGAAGAACAAGTTTTTGGTGACCTAAAAGATGTTGTTGACCCAACTTGGGGTATTACACCAAGATTAGTACTCCAGATAATGGGTACTGAAGTTTTCCAATACGATATGCCAAAATATATTCCAGAATTACAAGCCTTTGGTCGTGGATTTTGGGTTAAACGTTTTGAACAATGGTATAATCAAAATAGGGAATTGGATGTTGTTATTTGTGATGTTCGTTTCCAACATGAAGCCGATGCTATTTTAAAAATGGGTGGACAAGTATGGAAAGTACAAAGACCTAGTTTGGTATCTGTTGATGAACATGCATCTGAAATGGAAATGGATTTGATTACTGGTGTTACCAATATACTTCAAAATGATGGAACCTTAGAGGATCTTTATAATAAGATAGATTCTTTAGTGGTTGAACATGTTGAAAGTTGATACAGCTGAAAGTATATTAAGCCTTTATGGTTACAAATTGCCTTTTCCTGTGGCAGAGTATTTTTGCTTTGCCTTCAGGGAAATTATTGTTTGCAATAAATCTTTAAATTATAAATTATTTAAGGGATTTATCGGATACAAAGACACCATTTCATATGTTTTTAGTAAACGTATTGGTGAAAGTAATGATAATTACACATTCATTAAATTAGAAGGTATTGATATTTTAATACCTATTGGTGGTGAGGAAGAGTTTATGGAGAAATACTCAAACTGGATATTTACATCAGCAAATGATGTTGGTTTGGAATGGTACGATGAAGATGAACAGCCAAATGAAAAAATTGATTATGATAAATCAAAATATGCTGGTAAATGTAAATTAACTTTTTAAATTACCACCTACCAGAAAGATAAGTTAACAACTGACCAAATAGTCTAATTTCAACGTTATCGTAAGCGCCATTCGCATATTTTAATGCGGTGGCACGTTGACCCGTTGTGGCTTGTATGGCCTTTAATACGTTGCTTAAAATCGCTTTTGGTAAATTTCTCCTTCTAAACGACCCAACAAATATTTTATCACCTTCGTATTTACCATCGAAGGAATATTCCTTAACTATATGTTCTATAGCTTCCTTTGTTAAAATATAACTACCCATAATTAAACCATTTTTGATACTGGCTTTCTTGACCAGGTTCTACACGCCCAGTATCTCGCCTTCCAGCGTGGGCCTGGGTTATCACAATGATGTCTAGCCCTAAAGTTTTTTCTTCTTTCTGGGTTATCACGTCTAATTTCCATATTTGGATCACCGAAATTAACTTTAACAACATTACCTTTCGAATTCTTAACAAATACTTTATATTTTTTAACATCACCACGTGATATTTTACCTAAACTAACTTTTTTACCACGATACTCAGCTTCATTTATATTTGATTCGGTCATACTGTAGTATTCATATAAAGCATCGTTTACGACATTTTCAAGTATTTCTGGCGTGATAATACCCTCACATAATCTTTTATCGGTGAAAGATAAATCATCAATTACCGCCTCACCTGTCTCCATTGTAATTATCTCATCAATTAAAGCAAAAACATTTTTATTCGTGAAATGCCCCTTTTCTTCTTTTGACAATACATTCATAATACCATTAACTATAGACCCACCAATTTCTTTGGCGCCAGCTTTCATTTTACTAACCCCATTTTTAATTTCCTGGCCATAATTAGTATTAGATATTGATGAATCGCCCTCATTTTTTGAGGCGGCAACAGCCTTATCCCAACCTTTCTTATCTGGGTAATCCTCATCACCTGGTTTCGCTGGTTTTTCACCCCTTTTTCTTTTAGCACGGATATTATCCCATAAACCATTTTCGTTCATAACCATTTCAGTGATATCTTTTTTTGTGATAACCATAATATCTTTTATTTATAAATACCTCGATAATGTCATTTGTTCTGATATTTATATTAAATTTGCCCAATGAAATTAATACCAAAAGATAGATATGTTATGGTGTATCCAAATGAGGATACGTTGGTTTTGGTTAATATCGATAAATTTATGGACAGATTAAAAAAAGATGACCCAGATTTTTATATCGGTACCGATACTAAATCACCATCTAGTTTAGAAAGGATTAAAAAATCAACGGATTATATAACTAATTACGGTGAAGATCCAAGAATATTTCACCCTAAAACAGGTGAAAGATGGAATTATGATGTAATGTTAGAACCAACAGAAGCTGGGTTTTATAACGATAAATTGGGTGTTAGAAACGGACGACATCGCATGGTTGCGTTAAAAAAATTGGGGTACACCCATGCTTTCATAGAAGTACCCCAAGATCAAAAAAATTTATTTAATATTTTAGCTTAAACCAAGTTGTTTATTAGCCTCAGCTTTTAGTTTTTCGCTCATAATTTCACCAGCAGATTCTGGTGTAACTAAAAGAAATTTACCTTCACCATCTTGCCATTTGTCAGCGTCTACAACATCAAGAGTTTGTCCGCTTTTTACGGTATCATTCATATAACTCTCCAATGCATATAATAAAGCATCACTATCAATATAATCTTTCCAGTCATCAGCATCAGTTAAATATTTACCATCCTCATCCGCTTCCTCTTGTTGCTCAATGTTTAAGTAATCATATAACTCATCCTTGATATCATAATACCTACCGCCTGTGTATTCGTCAAATACATCATCAATAGTGTAAAATAATTGATTATTTTCTTTATTCTTTAAAAGATATTCACCACGATCAGACGCTATTGCCACATAGTTACCACTAACATCTTTAGCATCTTTATAATTAGGTTCAGATTGATTCCACGGTGCATTAGGATCCGCATCCGCACCCATCGGGTAATTATAGTTATCGTATTCTGATAACCTTTTCATTTCTAAGTCCTCAAATATTTTTTGAAGTTGGGCTTCTGTTACTCTATATTTAGCCATAATGTTTAATATTCAAATATAAATTTTATTAGGTTTGGTGATTGTTCGATAGCCAAAGCGCTAACCCAAACACCGTCATTTGAATGCATTTCCTTTGAATCGAATTCAACTTTTTGTGGTAAATCACCTATTTGGATATTATTACCCTCAATTTCCATATTACCACTCAAAGTATTCATTTTTAATCCGTCACGTGTGTACTCAATTTCAAAATCTTTTACCGTACTATCATTTTCACCATCAATTGTTAATTCACCTGATAGATATACGCTTTGTGGGGATAGATATATATTTTTAATACCATAACTACGATACTCAAGACTAATACCATATTTCACTTTAGCTTTACCATATCTCAAATCAACATCATAATTACTTGGAACCATTTTAAATATAGTTTCTTTAAATTCACCCATATCGGTGACATCAATTTCCATATAACCAAGCTCGGCCTCAAATATGTTATCATCACCACCAACCTCATTAATTTGTTCGGTGGATTCAACAACTTCCCTCTCTTTTTTTAGAGTCTCCAACACATCTTTAAATTGTGTTTCGCTAACTCTGTATAATTTGTTACCCATATAATTTATTTAATTATAAATAGTTTGTTTATCCAATAAGTGCATTAAAGTCATACATAAAATTTGGTATGGGTTGTAAATTATAAAAAGCATAAAACGCTGATTTACCCATGTTTCTGTAATATTCGGACTGCACTAATTCTTTTTTTGAATAACCATCGATCATTTTCGGTGTACCCAATCCACAAATGTAGTAGTCTCGTTTATTTTCTGGTGACGCACATATGAAGATAGTCTTTTTATATGTTTTATCATATACAAGTGGAAAATTACCGTAGTTGAATGTAACAATGTCAATCTTTTTATTCGTTATAATTTTGTTTATAAATGGTTCTTTAAGACCAAAAGAAATCTTATCATAGTCAACAAAATCCAAGTCTAAATATTGTTCCATAACCACATCACCAGCTATATTTAAAAACAATTTTCTATAACTGTTCCGCTCTATTTCGGTCATTGGGGGATTTTTGGCTTTTCTCTTGTTGTATTTTGCGCTTATCGCCCCAGCTAATTTACTTTCATGCTCCTTATCTAAAGTTATTTTAGTAAATTTGCTGATGTAAGGATCAAAGCATTCGCTGAATGTTAGTATTTTTTCCATACCACAAAAATAAAAAATTGTTTGTTAATATCCAAATTATTGATTAGTTTTGTGCAAAAATAAAGACATATAAAGATGAATAAGTACACAGATGAACAACTAAAATTCATTAATTACACTGGTAATGAGTCAATTATACTATCAGCAACAGCTGGTTCTGGTAAGACACATTCCACTGTTGGTAGGTTAAATAAAATGATTGAAGATGGTGTTGACCCATCCAGAATTATATTCTTTAGCTTCACCAATGATGCGGTAAATGAGTTAAGATCTAGAATCAAACACGATGTTAAGATAACAACAATACATAGTTTTACCAGTAGCCTATTAGGAAAAATGGGTTTATTTAAACCTATTGTTACTTTTTATGAGTTCACTAATTGGTATAAAGACAAATATAAACCACATGTTAAAGACCCAATGAAGATTAAACAGCAATACGCTGCTAATGTTGATAGGTTTTACGAGGAGGGTGCAATGATATCATCAAATTTCTCAGCTTACAAACTACAAAACGCTGATGGGTTAAAAGTACCAAAACCACAGTTTTATGATGAATATATGGCTTTCACAAAAGAAACCAAAAGCCGAGATTTCTCAGATATGTTAATAGACACTGAAAAATTCAGTAGAAACCCCAAGTACAAACAATTTTTTGAAAACGCATATGATTATATTTTTGTTGATGAGTACCAAGACACATCAACTCTACAAATGAAAATTTTGTTAACGATAAAGGCTAAACAATACCATCTTATCGGTGATAAAAATCAATCAATATATGGGTTTTCTGGTGCCAATTGTGAGGCGATTGAAAATCTTTTAATGGGTAGTCATAAAACAATTGAAATGACATTGACTAAGAACTTTAGATCCAATAAAAAAATTGTTGAAAATGCCAATAGGTATAGCGACTTAAAGGCCATACCATTTAATGAAGACGATGGTTATGTCCATGATAAATTAATTGACGAGGATACCCTATATGATATGATGGAAGATGGTAAACCTTTAGCGATATTAGCCAGGACAAATAACGTCATTAAAGAAATAGAAAAACGTTGTTTAAAAGAAAAAATTAAAATGCGTTATTTTAATTATATCACTGAACAGGATATTAAAAACGTTAGAGATGGTAAGATAAACCCATCACTAAAAAAGAGACTCGAGTCTGTCGCACCTTACCATAAAAACACATTCGGTTTAATTGATTTTATCGAAGGTAATAAAAATTCAGATGTTTTTGTGACCAGTATACATAAGAGCAAGGGTCGTGAATTTCCGAGGTGTGTCGTTGTTAATTCAATAGATCCAGAATTATTAATGGATGATGAATTTGCTGATGTTAATAAATTTTCTTTTATTAAAGATGATGGGGATGTTGATGTTGAAGCTAGAAACATACACTACGTTGCAGTAACCAGACCGAAAGAAGAGTTATATTTTTTACTGTATGAATTTTAAATAAAAAAGGGGCTTATAAGCCCCTTTTTTTATCTACCTTGTCCTCTATATTTCTTTAGGTAATTTTTACTACCCTTTCTTCTACCAGCTTTGTTCTTTGAGTGAACACCTGGTCTTCTTTTTTTAACTTTACGTCTGAACGATTTAACTGCCTGTGTTGATGTTTTCTTCGCTGCCATTTTTTTAATATTTAAGAATTTGTTTCATTCTATTAACAGCTTCATTAAGTTTTTCATCAGCGCCTTCGTTCGTCCAAGACTCCTCTTTAGGTGCTGATGCAGCCATAATATCAACTGCCTTATCTGTTGGTATTGGATGTTCATCTTTATATTCTTTTACGGTGTCATCACCTTTACCAAACACTTTCTTTAAAGCCGCTACAATTTTATCTTTTTCGGTTACAGCGTAAGCCACACCCATAAGGGTAATAACACCAGCTAAACCAGTTAATAATTCTGTAACTGTTGGGATATCATCCTCAAAAATCGGATTTTGATCAACTGGGGCATCTGGTAAACCTAATAGCTCTTTAGCCTTAGCTTCAGCTTCTGGTGATGGGTTAGCCATAGCAGCTGACAATCCAGCGGCCATTGCGTTTTCGTCACCACCAATACCCATTTCTTTTAATCTTTTAGCTATTTCAATTGCAACACGATCTTCAGCACCTTCATTGATATTAATTTCCTCTTCATTCATCCAACCTTCTTCTTCCATTTCACTCTCATAAACTTTACCTTTAGCACCTGCTCTCATTTTCATAAACGATTCGTCAGTTGTATTTTCATCAGCTTTATTGATACCATCATTTGTGTCTAAGTCTTCAGAAACAACTTTAGGTTTTGCTGCTGATAATTTTGTACCAGTACTTTTTGCCATATCTTTGGTGGCAGCGTTTTTAATTGATTGACCACCAGATGTTGGCTGCTTCTCAATGTTTTGCGATGCAGGACCTTCGGTTTTACCACCTTCAACATCTTTAGTTGCTGCGTTTTTAATGACACTATTTTCTTTTTTAGGTTCCTCCAAAGACTTCTCACCTTTAAGTGACTCACCTTTACCTTTGTTAATATCTTTAGTTGCGGCATTTTTAATTACTTGACCGCCAGATGTTGGTAATGGCTCAGCTTTAGTTACTGACGAATCACCACTTAAACCATTATTAATATGTTTTGTTGCGGCATTTTTGATAACATCAGCTTCAGTTAACGCACCAGACTCAACATCATCCATATTAGGTGTGGCATATTTATTCGCCTCCATTTCATCATAATTTTTGATCATAGCCTCAATCTCATCGATACCCTCTTCAGCTTTATTAACAAAACCTGTAATTTTGTTATAAGCCTTACTTAACCAGTTTTTAACAGCGTTAAACATATCCTGAGCACCCTCAAATACTTTTGTACCGTCAACCTTGATTTGACCTTTAACTTTTGATGAAACCTTCGAATCCTCTAATATTTGTTGTAAAACCTTTCTAGTGTTTTCGTTAACTTTAGTTAATGCTGTTTCAAAAGCGTCTTTATATGATGTTGTTAATCTTTCAGATTCTTGAGTAACCTCAACCATAAGCCCATCAATCGAAACTTTTAATTTTTCAGCCCCATCTGTTTGACCTTTAAAAGCATCTAAAACTTCTGGCGCCAACTGGCTTTTCATTGATTCCAATTCAGCAATCGATTCTTTATAAGCCGTTAAGGCCATATCCAATTGTCCTTGGATTTCCTTTAACTGCATTACTTTTTCTTTAATTGAGTTTTCCATATTTTCTTGTAAATTATTTGAATTTTCATTTATTCCCATCGCTTCTCTAAAGTCATTGTAGTCATATGCGAAATCATTGGCATATGAATAAACAGCGATGTCTACCTTACCATCAGGGTATTTACCCCAACAGTATACGTACTTTTGACCTTTCATCATAAAAGGCTCTTCACCCTTGTATTCTTTATAATATTCAACTACTTGCATTTTAAATGATATTATAAAGATAAATAGTTGCTTTTTTCATAAAATTCACTTATATTTATGGATATAAATTAAAAACCGTATGTATTATTTTTATTACCGAAATGATAATAGTCGTGAGGCTATAAAGAGAGTTTACTTTGCTACGTCTAGACTTAACGCTGCCAAATATTTTGCTGAAGTAAAGAAAATGGAATTAAAAAAATTTTTGAGTGTGTTTGGTGTTTCAAAATAAACAAGTCTTAAAATCTGACTCAAATAAATTTTTACTTTTAACCAAAGGGTAATAACAATCCCTATTGTTTAATCCGTGTGGGTTAAAACATTTAACTTTAATATCGTCATAATCAAATTTATATCCAGCAATAACGGATAACCAAGAATCGATACCCAAATATTTATTCGAATTTTTTACAACCTCAAGGCTTTCAATTGGGGTTATGTTT